GGGCAAGGTGTTGGATGTGTGGCGTTACCAAGGCAGATTCCGCATCCAAAAGGATTGAACGATCATGGATTTGACAGCCGACCAGATTTTTTCCGCCGATGACCTCGGCCTCGTCCCCGTCAACGTCAAGGAGTGGGGAGGCACGGTCTACATCCGCGTGATGTCCGTTGGCGAGATGGAGTCGTACCAGCGGGAGTTCGCGGAAAAAAAAGAGAAAATGGAGAACTGGCGGGCGAAGCTGCTGGTGTCGTGCCTGTGCAGCAAGGACGGCAAGCCGCTGTTCACTCGCGACCAGATCGACAAGCTGTGCGGAAAGAGCGTCAAGGTGCTGTCGCGGCTTTTTGACGCCGCGATGAAGCACAACGCGGTCACCGAGAAGGACGTGGAGGACCTAGCAAAAAACTGAACCTCCGCCCGACGAGGCAATTTCTGTTTCGTTTGGCGGGCCATCTGGGCATGACGGTGGGCGACATCGAACGCCGCATGACGATGCGCGAACTCGCGGAGTGGATGGCCTATACGCGTTACTACGAAGCGATCCCAAACCAGTGGCAGCAGACGGGGCTGCTTGCGTCTGCGATTCTGGCCCCGTACAGCCCAAAGGGGAAGGCACCGAAAGCGAGCGATTTTGTTCCGATTGAAAAACCTCCGCAGCATGGCACGCAGATTATTGATGTGCTGCAACAACTCCAACGCGAACTCGGCTAATGGCGAACGTCCTCTCACTGGCGATGAAGGTTTCCGCTGATGCCAGCGGGTTTGTCGGGCCGTTGACGAAGGCCGAACGCGGCCTTGCCGGGTTGAGCAACGAGGCCGCGAAGTCCACGGCCGTCCTCGACAAGTTCGCAGCCGGCTCGGCCGCCGCCGCCGCCGCACAGGCGTCAGCCGCAGCGGATTTTCAGAAGCTATCCGACGCCCTCAAGAACGGCCTCGACCCGCAGGAGTACGCTCGGCAGTTTGCCTCCCTCACGCAGGCGGCGAAGGACACCGCTGATGCGTTCGCGGAAGGCATCCGCGTCACGGAGGCGAACCGCACCGCGGAGGAGAAGCGAGCCACCGAATTGGAACGGCTCCAGAAATTGCTCGACCTCGGAGCGATTGAGCAGGAGACGTACAACCGTGCGGTCGCGGAGGCGAGCGGTGCAAACGCCGCCACCGCCGCATCCGAGGCCGAGCGTCAGTCGCTGCTCCAAGAGGGCGTGCGTGTCACCGAGCAGTACCGCACCGTAGAAGAAAAGCGGGCCACAGAACTCGCACGCTTGGACCAGTTGCTTGCGCAGGGGGCGATAGAACAGGAGACGTACAACCGGGCCACGGCCGAGGCGAGTGGAGCGAACGCCGCTGCTGCCGCAGCCGAAAAGGAGCGGCTGGATTCCCTTGCAGTGGCGCAGCGCGAGCGGGACAAGCTGCTGCAAGATGGCGTGCGCATCACGCAGCAGTTCGCCACAGAGGAACAACGGCGGGCGCAGCAGATAGCTGAACTGGACACGCTGCTAGATGCCGGGGCAATTTCCGAGGAGACGTACGCACGGGCGAAGGATCAAGCGAGCGGTGCCACGAAGGCGGCCGCGGAAGCGGAAGCCCAGCACAAGGCCGTCCTGCAAGAGGGGGCGAGGCTTACGGAGCAGTACAGGACCACGGAAGAAAAGCGGGCCGCCGAACTAGAGCGGATCGACAAGCTGCTGGCGCAGGGTGCCATCAGCGAACAAACCGCATCGCGTGCCAAGGCCGAGGCGAGCGGAGCAAGCGAAGCCGCAGCAGCCGCCGAAAAAGAACGCTCTCAGGCTATCGCCGCCGCGGCTCGGATCATCCAAGCGAACCTGACGCCGCAGGAGAAATACGACCAGCAACTTCAAGAACTTCGCGGCCACCTTGAGTCGGGGCGGCTGTCGCAGGAGCAGTTCAACCGGGCCGCGACGGCTGCGAAAAGAGACCTTGAGAACGTCGGCAAGGCGGCCGGCGGAACCGACAAAAACATCGAATCGCTGACCAAGAACGTGCGGCTGCTCACGGCAATCGAAGTCGGGCGGGTGCTGGTGGACGGCCTGCAACTTCTCGGCGGTGCCTTCCGCAGCGTGACGAGTCAGATAACGTCGCTCGTGACTTCTGTCAACTCGTCGCTGAGCTCGCTCGATGACCTTTCGGCCCGCACCGGCATCAGCGTGGAATCGCTCCAAGGCTATTCGTTCGCCGCCAAGCTGGCGGGCGTCGATACGGAGCAGTTTGGAACCGCGGTCCAGAAGTTGTCGGTGAACATAGGCAAGGCGGCACCGGGCGACACGCTCGACAAGAGTCTCAAGTCCATTGGCCTGTCGGTCAAGGAAGTTCGCGCACTCGCACCAGAGCAGCAGTTCTCTGCAATCGCGTCGGCCATCTCGGAACTGCCAACCGCGGCGGATCGTGCGGCGGCGGCGGTCGAGATATTCGGCAAGCAAGGTGCGGCACTGGCCCCGCTGTTTCGTGAGGGGGCGTCAAGCATCGACGAACTCCGTCTGGAGGCGGAACAACTCGGGGCCATCGTCAACGAAACGCAGGTTGGAAACATCGGCGACATGAACGATGCCTTCGATATGGTGCTGGCGACGGTGCAAGGCATCACCGGGCAAGTCATCGGCAACCTCGCCCCGGCGGTCACAGACGTTGCGGATCAGTTCCTTGAATTCGTGAAGGGATTCAACGGCAACGAAGGCGGGACGGGAATTGCCAACGCGATCACCGATGTGCTGCTGGCCGGTGCCGAGAAACTTGCCGAGGTGTTCGACTACGCGGTGAAGCAGTTGAGCGGCTTTTCCGGTGCGCTGACAATTTCTGCCGACATCTTCAAGGTAGTCGGCGGCGTCTTCACCGCGGTTGGCAACACGTTCTCCGCGGTCACCGAGTCGTTGCGGACGGTGTTCAACCTGTTTGAGATCGCCGGCAACGTGCTGCTGCTCGGCCTCGGCAAGTTCCTTGAGGGGCTGGGCAGCTACGTCAGTTCCGATCTTCAAGAGATGGGGCGTTCGCTCGCCGCGGACGCCGAGGCGGCGGCACAGCGGAACTCGCAGGAGATGGAGCAGGCCGCGATCAACGCCGCCGAGTACGCGAAGAAGGCGGCCGAGGCGACGGTCGGTGTGTTCACCGGCAACACGGCGACCGCGGAGGCGGCCGGTGCCGGCGCGGCGCAGGAGTACGTGCAGGGATTCGCGCAGTCGGTTGCTCAGGCTCGTCTGCCAGAGGTGAAGCTGGAGACGAACGCCGACAAAATTCGCGAGCGGTTCGACAACCTGTTCAACGGGATCGTAGAGCAAGGCGGCGCAGCCGCCGAGGCCATGCAGTCGTTTGAGTTGGCGATGGCGCGGGCGCAGGAGGACGGCGTCCTCACCAAAGACGAGATCGCCCGCATCGAAGAACTTCAACGCAAGGTGAACGTAGCCCTCGACGAGGAAACGAGAAAGCGGGCGGAAGCCCGTGACGCGGCGATCGCGCAGGTAGAGTCCGACCAAAAGCGGGTCGAGGCACTCACGAAGGCGGGCGAGACGGAGACGAAGCTGGCCGATGACATTGCAGCGGTCACGCGGGAGCAGAAGCGGTTGCAGGAGGAACTGGCAGCGGCACGGGCAGACAACAGCAGGGCCGACGCCGACGCCGCCGTGGCTGAACTGGCGAGGCTTGACCAACTGCGTGCCAAGTTGGAGGAGACGCAGCAGGCAGCCGACCAAGGTTTCACGGACGGATTCAAGAAGGCGTTCAAGGAAACTGATGCCGAACTCGTCAAGCTTGTCGGGCAGGCCGAGAAGTTTGGCGTCGGCGGTGCGATGGCCTACCGCAACATTCAAGCGGCGGTCGCCGCCGCCCAAAAGCAGGCGGAAGACGGGATTCTGAACAAGGCGGCGTACGAGCGAGAAGTCGAACGGCAGAAGCAGATTTTCCAAGAACGCTTGGTTGGTGCGCAGCGTGTCGAGGATTTCCTGCGGTCGCAACTGACCGCTCGGCAGAAGATTGAACTGGACGCCGCCAAGGTAATTGAGGAGCGGAAGAAAGCCGCGATCCTCAACGTCAAGGCGATTGAAGACCGCATCGCGGCCAACAAGATGGCCGTCGAAGAAGCTCGCGGCCAAGGCGACCTAAAGACGGCGAAGGCCAAGACCGCCGAACTGCGGCAGCTACAGGTTCTCCAAAAGCAGGAAGAAAAGATCGCGAACGCGAAGGGTGCCGCCAACCGCCAGCTATTTGCCCAGCAGACGCAGCAGCAGGCGGCGTTCGCTAACCTCGCACAGAAACAGATTGCCCAGCAGCAGAGCGCCTTGCAGAGCGCGGTGGACTTGACCAACAACGCCTTCGCCACGGCCGCGGCGCGGCAGCAAGAGTTCCTGCGGCAACTCAACACGCTCGGCTCCCGCACCGTAGAGACGGCCGACGTTCGCACGCAGGAAGGTGCAGCCATCGTCCTCGGCCTAGCGGCGAACGCTCAAGACCCGAACCTCATCGAAGCACGAATCCAAACAAAACTCCAGCGGCAGCTTGTCGAAGGCGTAGCGGCTACGTTCAACCGCATCGGCCTGCCGGTGCTGATCCCAGCGTAGGCAAAACGATGTCTTCTATTCAATCGGTCAAAGAACTGTTCCGCACAACCGTCTACGAGGTCAACAAACCTCGAAAGCTGGAACGGAGTTGGGTTGTCGTTCTCAACGACAACGCCCTCACCGGAACGCCGTTCTACGAGCCAGATTTAGCGGATTACAACATCGACCTCGGAAAGACGCACCCGGTTTATTCTGAATACAGAATCCGCCGACTGGTCGCGACCGAGGGCTACGAAGGCTCTCCGTATCACGTTCACCTCAAGGCCGAGTACGACGTTGTCTACGACTACAGGCGAGGCTCCCCGACAAGCCGCGATGCCGTGTGGTCTGCGGAATCCTCGCCGGGGGAAGTGCCTGCGCTGTCGTACTACGACGGCAGCACGCTCAAGCCGCTGACTAATTCGGCCGGCGACTATTTCCCCGGCCTTGTGACGCAGGAGGCGAATGTCGTTGCCACGTATGAAAAAAACTACGCAACGTGGCCGAGCGCACTCGTGAACGCGCAAAACTTTGTCAACAGCGACTCGTATGCAGGGTGCGCAGTTCACTCTCTCAAGGTGGTGGGCGTAACCGTCACGCCAGAGGCGGAAGATTACAACAATGGCATCTCCCGCTATTGGAAGGCGGTAGTGCGAATTCACTACCGGCAATCCGGCCACAACCTCCAACTGCCCGATATCGGGTGGAACTTTATTGCGAGCGGGCA